TTGCATTATAATCATGCAGATGGACAGTTTGCAAAGTCTAATTTGTATGATAAAAGACCTATGCTAGGAATAGTCAAATAACGTTGAATATCAACGCAATCTAATATAATCTGGAGATCTATGCTACAAAAGATAGGGTTTGCACCTGGTATAAATAAACAAATTACAGCAACAACAGCTGAAGGTCAGTGGATAGACTGCGATAACGTTCGTTTTAGATATCAAACACCTGAAAAAATAGGTGGTTGGAAACAACTAGGCGCAGATAATATTACTGGTGCAGCTAGAGCATTACATCAATTTACCAACAGTGTAGGTAGAAAGTATTCTATTATAGGATCAAACAGAATTTTATATGCGTATTCAGGTGGTGTGTTCTATGACATTCACCCGATTAAATCTACAAACACACTTACTAATGCATTTAGCACAACCAACGGATCAGCTTCAGTTACAATAAATTTTTCAGGTGATCACGGTATACAGGCTGGTGACATTGTTTTATTAGACAACTTTTCATCTATCACAGGTTCAAATTTTGGTGCATCAGATTTTGATGACATAAGATTTATGGTTACAACTGTGCCAGCATCAAATACGATTACTATTACAATGCCATCAGCGGAAGCAGGATCTGGTGCAACGACTTCTGGAGGTATTAGAGTTAGACACTATTATCATGTTGGTCCTGATGTGCAGTCACAAGGTTTTGGTTGGTCACTTGGATCTTGGGGTGGACAAGAGGTAGGAGCTTTTACAACAGTCTTATCATCAGACATAGATGCGTCTACAACAACTATAACATTAAACGATGCATCACAGTTTCCATCATCAGGTACAAACTTTATACAAATAGGAACGGAAGAAATATCTTACACGGGTATATCTACAAACACACTTACAGGTGTAACAAGAGGTGTGCGAAACACAACAGCAGCAACACACTCTGCAGGTGCTACAGTTACAAACACATCTAGTTTCGTAGCATGGGGTGAAGCAGCATCAGGAGACTTAATTGTTGACCCTGGTATGTGGTCTATTGATAACTTTGGTGACAAAGCTATTTGTTTGATTGTTGATGGTGAAGTATTTGAATGGAACTCTGCAGCCACAGATGCAACAAACTCTAGAGCTACAATAATATCTAATGCGCCTACAGCATCGAGACACATGCTTGTATCTACACCGGACAGACACTTAGTATTTTTTGGTACAGAAACAACGATTGGTGATAAATCAACTCAAGACGATATGTTTATTAGATTCTCTGCAGTTGAGGATATTACAACGTACACACCTACAGCAACCAATGACGCTGGCACACAGAGACTGGCCGACGGATCACGGATCATGGGAGCCATTAGAGGTAGAGATGCAATCTATGTTTACACAGACACAGCATTGTTCTTAATGCGTTTTGTTGGTCAACCTTTTACATTCTCGTTTGTGCAAGCAGGAACAAACTGTGGACTAGCTGGTAAGAACGCAGCGGTAGAGGTAGATGGTGCTGCATACTGGTTTTCAGAAAATGGTTTCTTTAAATATGCAGGTGCTCTTGAATCACTACCATGTTTAGTAGAAGACCATGTATACGATGATATTAATTTAGACTCTGGTAATCAAATGATTGCAGCAGGATTAAATAATTTGTTTGGTGAGATTATGTGGTTTTATCCATCAGCAAACTCATCTGTTGTAAATAAAATGGTTTGTTATAATTACTTTGACTCTTCACCACAAAGACCGATATGGACAGTTGGCACATTAGCTAGAACAGCATGGGCTGACTCTGCTGTATTTGGTAGCCCACATGCGTTAGAGTATGATGCAGATGGTGTTGAAGGTGCTACGTCATCTACATATGTGCAGGGTAATACAGATGGTATCACAACATACTATCAACACGAGACAGGAACGGATCAAGTCAAGGGTGGAACAGTTACGGCGATTACAGCTAACATCACATCAGGAGACTTTGATATTACACAAAGAGTGCAAAGAGGTACGACCTCTGCCATACCTGATCTAAGAGGTGATGGTGAGTTTATGATGAAGATAAGAAGATTTATACCTGATTTTATTTCACAGACAGGTGCAACTAGAGTTACGTTAAACTTAAGGAACTTTCCAAATGATACAGCTTCTAGTTCTTCGTTAGGACCTTTTGATATTACATCAAGCACACAGAAGGTAGACACCAGAGCTAGAGCAAGAGCTATTGCACTTAAAATAGAAAACACTAGCTCGGCACAAGATTGGAAATTAGGAACATTTAGATTAGATATACAAGCGGATGGTAGAAGATAATGGCAAAAATCGTACAAGTATTAACAAGACCTAGTAAAGTATATAGACAAGAAGTGGCTGATGCACAGGTTAGAGACCTTGACGGTATTGTACAAAAATTAAATACAACGTATCAACAAGAATTAAAAGATGAAATGGAAGCTGAAAGCTTCTTTATAAATTAATGGCAAACAGTTTTATAAATAAAAAAGCAGATCTAACAACGACAAACCTTACAACACTATATACAGTGCCGTCGTTTAAAACATCTGTGGTAAAATCTATTTTGGTATCTGAAGATGCAGGATCAGGAGCTAATATAACAGTAACGTTGGTGGACGCATCGTCAAATATATTTAGTTTGTTTAAGACAAAAGCTATATCTTCAAATGCCACAACAGAGTTGCTTACACAACCTCTTGTCATGGAGGCTGGTGAGGCTCTGAAAGTCCAAGCTAGTGACGCAAACGAATTGCATGTTATAGCTTCAATATTAGAAATAGAACCAAGAGAGGTGGTATCGTAATGCAAACAATAAAACCAGAAAAGATAATAACAACTATATCTAACCTTAAAACAGGCGAGGTATATAAGACAGAGGACGAATGGAAGGCAAAAGGCGTGCCAGAAGCAGAGATTAGAAGAGATGTTAAAGTATTCATGCCTTCGCTTGATTTGTTTCCTAAAACCAAGTAGTGTGGAAAAATGGCAATAATTAGATCAAAAATAGCAAGACAATTACTAGCAGAGGGTGGAGCACCTAGAAAAGGGTATTTCGATGCTGGTAGAGTTGGTGATCCTAATACAGGTAATCTAGCAGGTAGTTTAAATGAAGCTGCTGGATTAGGCAACACTGGTCAAGAGGATATTGATTCAGGATACACAGGAGGCGATTTTAATGTAACTCCTCAAGGACCAAGTCTCATAAACAGAATTGGAGATAGTATTGAAAATAGAAGACAACAATCTATTAGAAATTTTGTTAATAGAAACATGATGTCAACTAGAGATGCAATATTATCATTAAATCCATTTGGACCTAGAACAGACATGAATCTTTTTGATGTGTATCAACAAATGAATAAACAAGGAGGTTTGTTTACTGAAGGTCTTACAGGAACTAATTTAGATATGGAAAGAGCTAAAGAAACTTTTGATACACTAAAAGGTTTAGGTATTGACTTAACGAAAGACATTGGATCTCAACTAGATAAAGTATCTACAACTGATTTTAGAAGTGCTTTTAATTTAGATAGACCTACATCAGGTGGTGATAGTGCACCGATGTTACCTAGACTACCAAAAATTGCACAGGTGCCGTCAGATATAGAACAACAAAAAAGTGATCTAGGAGAATACATTGCTAGTATTAGATTAGCTAACCCAACAGCTTTTGATATTTCTGAAAGATTTAGACTAGCAGAAGGTGGAGAACCAAGACAAAATTATGGTTTAGGTAAATTAGTTAAAAAAGTTACAGGAGCTGTAAAAAAAGTTGTTAAATCAGATTTAGGTAAAACTGCATTAACTGCAGCGGCACTATATTATGCACCAGGATTTGGAATAAAAGCACAAGGTGGTCTTGCTCCTTTTTTTAGTAATTTAGGTTCTGGTTTAGGTTTAGATAAAATACCAGGTGGTGGTGTAACAGCAAGTATTGTAGGTGCATCATTATTAGGAGGACTATTAGCTAGTAAAGAACCAGAACAAGATATAAATGCACTATCTCAACGAATCTCGGATCAAACAGGTATTGACGTATCTAAGATTAGAGGAGAAGTACAACAAGCATATCAAAACAAGGACACAAGCACACTAGCACAGAAATATCCATTCTTAGTTAATCAAGAATACTCTGCATCATTCGCTACAGGTGGTAGAACAGGGTTTGCAGAGGGCACGCCAAAAGACGAAGTTATAGAAGAAAAAGGATTACCAACATTAAAAACTATGCCAGAGTTTAAAGGTGATGAAGTTAAACCAAGAGATATGATGATGGCATCAGCTATTTTAGGAGATGAGTCTGATGATATAGCTCAACAATTATTTGGTAAACCTGTAAAAGAATTAACTCCGGATGAGTTTAAAGAACTCATGGATTATATAGATGATCTACAAAAGAGTTTTAGAGCTGAAGGCGGTAGAATAGGTGCTCAAGAGGGTGGTATGATGGACCTAGACGGCAATGAAATGGATCTTAGAGGTGGTGGATTTGTGCCTATAGGAGTAGCAGAAAAAGCAGACGATGTACCAGCAAGATTATCTAAAAACGAGTTTGTATTCACAGCTGATGCGGTGAGAGCAGCAGGTGGAGGAAGTGTTGATAGAGGGGCAGATTTAATGTATAAAACAATGAAACAACTGGAGAATAAGGTAGTCTAATGGCAATAACAGAATCACGAGTATTACCACCACAATTTATAGAAGATTTAGCGACCGATTTTGGTAAACAACTTACGGCACAGACAGCTGTACCAATAGACACTTCTAAATTTGCACCACAAGTTGCAGCTCAAGACCCATTACAAACACAAGCAGCTACTTTAGCTCAACAAGGTATTGGTTCTTATCAACCTTTTGTGCAAGCAGCACAACAAGCAGGTACAGATTTTTCTACAGGTATTGCATCGGCACAAGCGTTAACAGGCACAGGAGCTGGTACAGGAGCAGGATCTATTCAAGATTTTATGTCTCCGTTTCAACAACAAGTTATTGATGCAACATTAGCTGATTTTGATCAACAAAGAGCATTACAAGAACAAAACATTAGATCACAGCAAGCAGAGTTAGGAGTTCTTGGTGCAGGTAGAGCTGGTGTACAATTAGGACAGTTTCAATCAGATTCAGATAGAGCAAGAGCTGCATTACAAGCAGGATTATTACAAACAGGATTTCAAGAGGCAGCGGGTAGAAGACAACAAGAATTATTAAATCAAATTAATTTAGCAAACCAACAATTAGTTGGTGGAC